GAACGCCGCGACCATCACCACCCTGGCGCCGCAGAACGTCGCGTCGGGCGCCGGCAACTCCGCGCTCACCGTCACCGGCACCAACTTCACGCCGCAGTCGGTGGTCTACGTCAACGGCGTCGCGCAAACGACCGTGTACGTCTCGAAAACCTCACTGACCGTCGCGGCGGCACCGAAGAAGGCCACCGCCGGCAACTTGCCGGTCACCGTCGTCACGGCCGGCGCCACCACCACCGCCCCCACCAACTGGGTCTTCACGTAAAAGGAAACGCCACCATGACCGACAAGAAGCACGAACGCACCGAGGCCTCGCCGCCACAGCCCGCGCGCCAGGGGCCGCTCGATCCGCGCTGGCCCGACGACGATCCGCGCCAGACGATGACGAACCCGAACGTCCCGGCCGCGCCGCAGGACAGCACCGGCGATTTGCCCAGCATCAATGAACCGCCCGGCTCGTACGTTGCGCCGGATAGCCCGGTCAACGAGGGTCAAACGAGGTCACCGCAAGCCAGTGTTTCACATGAAACGCAGGAGCTTCCGTCAGACGCTGAATTGGAGCGGATGACGCGCGCGGAGTTGGACGGTCTCGCCGCGAGCCGTGGCGTCGACACCAGCCAAGCCAGCAACAAGGACGACGTGATCGCGGCTCTGCGCAGGGACGCGCGCAGGCGGCATCGCTAAAGGAGGACATCACCATGGCGATACCGGTCGTAACAGTCGCGGCGGGCGGGCTCCCCGTTGTCAACGTCACGGCAACGACCGGCATCGGCCTGCCGGTGCGCGAGGCCGCAAACGGTCGCGGCATCGCGGTCACCCAAGTGGTCGGCAAGCCGGGATTGCCGGTCGTGTACGTCGTTTCGGCGGGGCCGCTCTGATGGATAGCCTGATCGAAGTTGCGCCGGGACGGTTCAGGGTCGCGCGAAACAACGCACCCGTGGCGCGCTCTGACCTGCCACGGCCCTACGTGATCTCGGACACCATGCCGCCGACAGAACAGGTCGACGGCCGCTACTACACGAGCAAGCGCGAGTTTCGCGCTGTCGGGCGCGCACATGGCCTCATCGAGGTGGGGAACGAGAAACCGAAACCCAAGACGCGCGCCACCGCCGCGCCACAGGCGCCACGCCAGCGCCGCGAAACATTCCGGCGCGCCGTCGCGCGCTATCGCGCAGGCGAGCGGCCGAGCAGGAGTTGAACCATGTCCGACGTGACCGTCGCCCCGAACGCAACGCCGCCGCAGAATGCGCCGGCCGCGAACGAGGTCGTGATCAATCCGAACCCGACCACGGCGCCGCAGCCGGTCGGCTCGCAGGCGCCCGAGAAGACGGTCGAGCCGCGCGGCTCCGAGCATCGGCCGGAAAGCCGGCGCGAGGCGATCCAGCGCGCGTTCGCCAAAGCGCGCGAGGCGAACCCGCCGAAGGCCGCCGAGGCCAAGATCGGGCACAATCAGCCGCCCGAGGAGACCAAGCCCGAGAAGGAGAAGCCCGAGCCGCTGAACCTGCGCAAGCGGCCCACCGATCAGCCGCGCGACCAAGGGCGCTTTGCGCCGAGGACCGACGCAGGCAACGGTGGACAGCAGCAGCCGCGTCAGCAGCAGGCTGGAGGGCAGCAGCGCGGTCAACAGCAAAGTCAAGGCCAGCAACCCGGGCATACAAGGCAACAGGGTCAAATGACGCAGTTGACGCAGTTGCCTGAGACCGCACCCTATCGCAATCCGCCGCCGCGCATGACCGAGCGCGCCAAGGCCGATTGGCACACCACGCCCGAGAGCGTGCGCGCCGACGTCCAGCGCATGCACTCGGAGTTCGCCGCCGGCTTCAACCGGTACCGCAACGACCACGAGACGATGAAGTCCATTCGGCCCTATGAGGCGATGGCCAAGGAGCACGGCACGACGCTGCAGCGCGCGCTCAACAATTACGTCGGCATGGAGCAGAAACTGCGCACTGACGTGGTCGGTGGGCTCGACATCATCGTCAACAATCTGAACCTGCGTACGCCCGAAGGCGAGCGGCTCACGCTGCGCGACGTCGCGTATCACATCCTCAATCAGTCGCCCGAGCAGCACAAGCTGAGGCAAAGCGAGAATGCGCAAAATGCGCAGAGCCAACAGATCGGGCAGTTGCACCAGATGGTGAACACGCTTGCGTCGGGAATTAAGGAGATGCAGTATGAGCGTCAGTTCGCACACACGCGAACGGCAATCGACCGCTACGCGGAAGATGGAAGGCACCCGAGGTTTGATGAGCTTGCCGACCTGATTGAGCAGGAAATCAAACTCGGCTTCGACATCGACACCGCGTACATGCGCGCTGACAGGCTTCGGCCCGCCACCGCTCGTGCGGCTCAAACCCGCACCAACGGCAACGGCAATGGCACTCAGCCGCAACGGAACGTCGACCGCTCGATCCATGGCGCGCCCGACGCTGGCCCCTCAAACGGGACGTCGCGCGGCAAAACTGGAAAGCAGACCGGACGGCGTGAAGCTATCGCGAGCGCGATCAAACGTGTGAGCGGCTCGCTCTAGAACGACCACGCGCGGCTCAGACCCGCACACTCCACGACGGCTCAGACCCGACATCGCCGTGACCAGCGCGCGTATGCGCGGCTGCTCGCATTGATCTGAACCTGTTCGCAGTGGAGCGGCAATCATGCCGAACATCAACACCAACGCGGCGTACCAGCAAATCCTGTCGATGGCGATTGAAGACCGTTCATCGAGCTACGAAGACCTTGTCTCGAACAACAACGCGCTGCTCGCGGTGATGCGGCGCAAGGGGCTGTGGCAGACCTATTCGGGCCCGCGCATTCGCCAGACGCTGCAGATCAGCAAGCAGATTGCGCAGTGGTATTCGGGCTACGATCAGTTGCTCAACCCCGCCATCGATCTGTTCAACGACGCCTACTTCGATCCGAAGATGGTGGTCGTGCCGGTCATCCTGTCGATGCAGGAAATCCTGAACAACGAAGGCGAGGCGCAGCTTGAGGACGTCTACGACGCCTACATGGACGCCGCCGAGCGCGCGCTCGAAGACACCATGGACGTGGCGCTCTATGCGGACGGCACCGCGAACGGCGGCAAGCAACTCACCGGTCTCGCGACCGCCGTGCCCATCGTCACCAACTCGGGCATCTACGGCGGCATCGACCGTGGCAGCGCCAACATCTGGCGCACGTCGACATTCGACGCGCAGACGGTCGTCACCGCCATCGGCACCCAAGTGAACGCGACCACCATCCGGCCGTTCCTCAACTACATCATGACCAAGCAGTCGCGCGGACGTCAGTACGCCGATTTGCTGATCATGTCGCCCGAGCACTACGCGGCATACGACGCCGCAACGGTCGCGATCCAGCGTCAGACCAACGAGACGACGCTCGGCAAGCTCGGGTTCTCGGCGGTCGAATACATCGGCGGCGGCAAGCGCGCCGAGATCGTTCTCGACGGCGGCATCGGCTCGAACATGCCGGCGAACACGACGTTCGGTCTCAACACGGATTGCTTCCGCCTGCGCTATCACCCGAACCGCAACTTCGACAAGTTGTTCGATGGCGACGGCATGATGCCTATCGATAAGGACGCCATCGCGCAGTTCATCGGTTGGATGGGCGAACTGACCCAGACCAATCCGCTGTTCAACTGGCGCTTCTACGACAGCAACCCGGCGACCTGATGAGCCTCCTCGTGCGGTGCCTTTCCACCCGCCGCACGAGGCCTCCTGAGGCCGCACCTCGCTGATCCGCTTTGGACAAGCCCGGCGACGCGCGGCCTCAGGCCCCGATCAACGGAGAGCAGAATGCAAAACAACGACCCTGATGCCTCGCTGCTGGTGCTGTTCAAAAACTTCGCGATCCAGAACGACGCCAAGACCGTGCTTGAAGGCCGCCCGATCTTCGATGACGTCGAGATTTGCGAAATCCGTTTTCCCGGCTCGCGTTCGATGTCGCCGTTCCCGGCGACCGCCGTGTCGCACTGGGCCACCGACCCGCACACTGGCGGTCAGGTGAAAGTCACCTATGCGGAGCGTTTCCCGCGTCAGTATCAGCAGTTCAAGCAGCATGTGGCGCAGACCAAATCCGGCACGCCGCTCTCGCACGCGCCGTTCCTCACCGAAGGACGCCGCGCCGAGCTTCGCGCGCTCAACATCTACACGGTCGAGGCGCTCGCCCATGTCGATGGACAGGAATTGAAGAACCTCGGCCAGGGCGGTCGCGATCTGAAGAACCGCGCGATGGAATACATCGCCGAGGCCAAGACTAACGCGCCGACGCTGCAATTGCAGACCGAGCTTGACGCGCTGCGTGCGCGCAACGCCGTGCTTGAGGAAGACATGGCGGCTGTGAAGAAGCAGCAGGCGACAAGCGAGTTCGATGACATGACCGAGGACCAGTTGCGCGACTTCATCAAGACGCACACCGGTCACACGCCGCAGGGCAACGTCAATCGCAAGACGCTGCTGCGGATGGCCATGGATGCGCGGCCCAACAAGGCAGCATGAATGTCGATCCTGCAGGTGGTGAAGGAGGTGTGCGCCGTGGTTGGCATTCAGGTGCCGACCTCGGTGTTCGCGTCGCTCACCTCGAACCGCACGATGCAGGAGATGGTCGCGCTCGCCAACGAAATGGCGCAACGCATGGCCTACGACACGCGCGAGTGGAATGTGCTCAAGCTGTCCACGACCTATACCGGCGATGGCGTGACCGAGGCGTTCAACCTCCCGAGCAACTTCAAGCGCATGTTGCTGACCGGCAGCGTGTGGCGCTCAACCTCGGCGCTGCAGCCGATGGCGTTCTTTCCCGACACCGACGAGTGGCTGCAGCGTCGCATTCGGGCGTGGTTCAGCCCGTGGGGCGAGTGGACGATGTACGGCGGCCAAATCCACATCGCGCCCGTGATGGGCGTCGGTGTCACGGCGCGGCATGCGTATCTCGACCGCAATTGCGTTGCGCTCGCGGGCGGCGGCTTCGGCGACAAATTTCTGGCTGACGGCGACAGCTATCGGCTCGATGAGCGGCTGCTCAGGCTCGGCATGATCTGGCAGTGGAAGGCGCAGAAGGGCTCGCCCTACGCCGAGGACATGGGCACCTACGGCGATGCGCTGCAGATCGCGATGGGCAACGACAGCCCGTCACCCATCATCATTGATCGCGTCTCCTCCTCGCTCGCCGCGCGCGTCGCCTACCCGTGGCAGGTGCCGTCATGAGCCAGAGCGCAGCATTCCGCCGCGTCCCGGTGCAGCCGCAGTTCTCGCAGCAACTGCAGATCACCACCTTGCCGGCGCCGACGCGCGGCATCATCCAGCACGAGAACGACGCGTTCACTGGGCCGGGCGCCTGCATCGTCTCGGACAACTGGTTTCCGACGATGAAGGGCATCAAGTTGCGCGGCGGCTGCACGCGCTGGTGCGTGCTGCCCGAGACGACGCCGATTATTTCCGGGTTCGAATACATCAGCGGCAATCAGCAGCGCATGTTCGCCGCCAACGCGGCCAAACTCTACGACGTGACGAGCAGCACGCCGACGCTGGTGAAGTCTGGGCAGACGAGCGGCAACTACTGCGCCAGCCAGCTTGCGAACCTCGCCGGCTACTTCCTGATCGCGGTCAATGAGACCGGCGACGCTCCGCTGCGCTTCAACGGAACCACTTGGGCTGTGCTCGACCCGACCACGATCACGGCGTGGGCGAACGGCTTCCACTATGTCGTCGGCGCGACGGCGAAAGACACGACCGATGGCACCTTCTGGAAGAACACGGTTGACCACACCAGCGCGGCGGCCGGCACCTTCGCGGCGGATCGCACCGCGCACCCGACCTACTGGACCGCCAACAGTGCGTCGGACGGCGCGGGATTTATCACCGGCCCGGTCGGCTCGAACGTCGCGGTCGGTCGGAACCTGAGTTACGTCTGCAAGTATCGCAACCGGCTGTTCTTCATCGAAACGAAATCGATGAACATCTGGTACCTCGGCATCGACAGCATCGGCGGCGCGCTGACGCAAATCCCGCTCTCGGGTGCCGCCACGCACGGCGGCTACCTGATGTTCTTGGCAAGCTGGTCGATTGATGCCGGCGACGGCATTGACGACAAGCTCGTCATCGGAACGTCGGAAGGCGAGATTTTGATTTTCACCGGCAGCAATCCTGCCGACCCGAACAACTGGCGCCAGGAAGGCCGCTATCAGATCAGCCCGCCGCTCGGCATGAACGCGCACGACAACGTCGGCGGCGATCTTCTGGTGCTGACGGTCGACGGCATCGTGCCCATCAGTCAGGCGATCACCAAGAGCGCGGGCCAGCTTGAACTTGCATTGATCACGCGCGCCATCAAGCGCATGTGGCGCGACGAGGTGCTGGCCAAGCGCGGCCAAGCTTGGACGATGAAGAAGTGGGACGAACAGGGCGTCAACTTCATCACGTTTCCCGGCGGGCTTCCCGGCCATCGGTACTGCCTCGCGATGAACAACACGACGGGTGCGTTCGCACGCGCTGTCGGCTGGGACGCCATGTGCTTCCTGCGCATGCGCGGCGATCTGTTCTTCGGCACGCAAGGCGGCATCGTCATGCAGGCCAACCGCACCGGCTACGACGACGGCTTGCCGTATATCGCCACGATGGTCGGCGGCTGGGAGATGTTTCAGGCGGGCTCGCAGGAGGTCGTGTGGCATCAGGCGCGCGCGATTTTCACTGCGCCCGCAGGCGAGCCGTTCCTGCCGCAGATCACGGCGACAACGGATTTTGTCGTCACGATCCCGCCGCCGCCGCCGGCCGGTGCCGACCCCGGCGTTCCCGACCTTTGGGATGAGGGCAAGTGGGATCACGCGAAGTGGGATCAGCCGGCGCCGTCGAGGAACGTCAATCGGAACACGATGTGGGTGTCGGTCGGGATGAGCGGCTTTAGCCACGCACCCATTGTGCAGATCACTGTCGCGCAGCAGGCAACACCCGACGTCGAGTTGGTCGCAATCGCCGCGACCTACGAGCGCGCCGGCATCAACGTTTAGGAGCGCGTGAGCATGGTGCAGATCACCAGTCGGGATCAGGTCGACGCGCTGCGCATGCCGTCTCCGTTCTTTGGCGACGATCCGCGCGGCATGGTCGACCGCGATGCGCTGCAGGCGTGGTCGTGGGGCACAGACTACGACGCGGACGCGCGCCGCGCGGCGATTGCGAAAGCGCTGATGGCCCAAGAAGCCACGCGGAGCGCGTCGGCGTTCCCCATTGCCGGCCCGCAGTTCGGCGCCGGCATCGGCTCGCCCTCGTCCGTCTACGCGGGCGGCGGTGGCGGTGCGGCCGACCACGATGGCAGCAGCGCGGGCGAGGGTCAGGGCGGCGTTGGTGGCCCCGGTGGCGGCCCCGGCGGCGTTGGCGGCCCCGGTGGTGGTCCCGGCGGTGGTCCCGGCGGTCCCGGCGGCGGTCCCGGCGGCGGCCCGGGTGGCCCGGGTGGCCCGGGTGGCGGCCCCGGTGGTCCCGGCGGCCCCGGCGGCGCTCCGGGTGGCCTCGGTGCTGGCGTCGCGGGCGTCGCCTCGGCGGCGGATGCCATCTCGGGCGCGAACCCCGGGACGAGCACGGCCGGCATGAACCTCGGCGATATTGGCCAGTCGGTGGCGAACGCGGCGCAGTCGCAAACCGGTTCGATTGTCGCGGCGAACGCCCCCGGCATCCACGGGGTCAACGATGTGATGTCGAGTGACCCGGTGTCGGCTCCCACCGCGCCCGCCGCTCCTGCTCCCGCTTCCATCCAGGACGCGCACGACCAAGCGGCAGCAACGCAGGCGGCGCACCAAGGCATGATGGCGGGCATCATGAGCGCGACGGCGCCTCAGGCGGTCGCCATCTCGAACGCGCTCAGTCCCGGTCGCACTGCCGCGACGACGCAGGCGGAGCAGGACGAGGCAGACGACATCGCGGCCGACGAAGCGGACCAGAACACTGCGCCTGATCCGGGGCCGCAGAGCAGCATCATGGGCGGGCTGATCACCAGCAACGCCGCGCTCACCACTGACCTCGCCAGCCCGACCAGCGCCATCACGGAGGGCGGGATTAGTGCCGCGCAGGCGGCGCAAGACGCAGCGGACGATGCGGCTGCTGATGCGGCGGACGCTGCCGCTGCCTCCGCGCAAGACGCCGCCGACGATGCCGCTGCTGACGCTGCTGACAGCGACGGCGACAGCGATGGCGACGCTGGCGATGGCGACGGTGACGGCGGTGACGGCGACGGCGGTGATGGTGGCGACGGCGGTGATGGTGGCGGCGACGGCGGCGGTGGCGATGGCGGCGGCGGTGGCTGGTGATGATTGATTACGTCTACGGGCAAGACGAGGTCATCGCGCACGCAGTCGCGCAGATGATCCCGGCGTGCCGTGAGCGCGGGTTCGGCCGGTGCAAGGCAATTGGTGTGATCGATGACGACGGCAGGCTCATCGCCGGCATCG